GGGATATCCAACTTACACTTAGATCCACAGCGCAAATGGAATTGTCTGGTAAATTACTCATTTCAATTATGCCACTTCAAACTTTTTACCCAATTAATTCTACCAATTTGATTACACAACCCGATTTTGGTAATTATTTTGAAGCTTCTGGATCCCCCTGTTGGACCGTTTCTTTGTCTGCTAATTCAACAGTGTCTTGTGTACACAAGTTTACTAATGGTCGCAGAGCGATGAGTTTACGTAAGTTTGGAAATGGTGAAATTTGTCGATTCTTCGTTTACGTTTTGGCTCCTCTTAGATCATCTGATGGCACAGCGCAATCAGCTACAATGACAGTATCAGGACAGTTTCTTAACGCTAAATTGTCAATGCCAATTGATATCACAGTTGGTCCCACGGTCAGAAAACCTGTTGTTAGGCAATATAAGAATACTTTTATTGGTGAAACTAAGGAAAAAGAAGATAAGGAGAAGAAATCTGAATTTGATCTTGTTCGAGAATTACGTCGGGAAATTTTGCAATTACGTAGTAAAGTTGAAGAGTTATCGATTGATTATATTGCTTGTAGTTCAGTTCTTAAAGAAGCTGATGTTAAAGCAAAGAATAATTCAATTTCCAGTACACTTGGCAAAGTTTCTGATATTTCAGGTATGTTGAGTGCAGTTCCTGGTATTGGTACTTATGCCGCTGCAACTTCTAAACTCACCGGTTATGCATCTGGTATGGCGAAGAAGTTTGGTTTGGATAAACCTACTACTGTTCAAGGAGGGTCAGTTATGTCTATTAATCCGCACTTTAATCTTAATCAAGGATCTGGCATTGATACATCAATGAAATTGGCTTGTGATCCCAACAACCGTATTACTACGGAGCCTGTTGTTGGTGGTATCGGTGTTGATGAGATGAATTTATCTCATATTATACAGACTCCCTGTTTAGTCACAAATAGTGCTTGGCTGGCCAATAGTACAGCTTTACAAGTGGCTACTACTGGTGTAGATTCTGAACCTTGCTTCTTTGACATTTTGAAATTGAATACAATGCATTGGAAAGGATCACACAAATTTTTGTTTCAATTCACAGCATCTAGTTTCCAAGTTGCGCGATTTGTTATTTATGTAAGCGACGAGATAACAGCAGACTATAATGCATGTCAGCATGAATTTGTTACGGTTACGGGAGATATTGACTTTCCTTTTAGTGTTGAGTATCCTCACCC